AGATGGTACAATGATTTGCCGAGATTGCGGGAAAGATAATAGAAGTGGGAGAGTTTATTGCGAGAAATGTAGTGGGCAACTTTTCAGAAAACATTTAGATGATATGATGTAGGAGGGGTAAGATGAAAATATTTGACAAAGTAGAAACAGTTAAAACTAATGATATATTTCCGTATCATAATAATCCAAAAACACATCCAACAGAACAGATTGATAAGTTATGCAGCAGTATTAAAAATTATGGGTTTACAGTACCTTTGGTGATAGATGCCGATAATGAAATAATAGCAGGCCACGGAAGGTATAAAGCTGCTCAAAAGCTAGGGTTGAAGGAACTACCTGTAATAAGGCGTGACGATCTAACAGACGCAGAAGCTAAAGCATTAAGAATAGCTGATAACAAAGTGGCGGAATCCGAGTGGGATATGGAAATGCTTGAAGTTGAGTTTGAAGCGATAGAAGATGAGTTTACGGGTTTTGAATTAGATGAGTTAGACTTTCAAACAGAAGAAGTAGAAGAAGATGACTTCGCAGAAGAAGTTGACGAGGAAAGAGAACCAATAACCAAACTTGGTGATGTGATAGAGTTAGGCAGGCACAGGTTAGTTTGTGGGGATAGCACGAGCGAAGATGATGTAGAAAAGCTGATGAACGGGAATAAGGCAGATATGGTATTTACTGACCCTCCATACGGAATGAATGCAGTTGCAGATGATGGAACTTTAGGCGGCGGAAGTGGGAAATATAAAAAAGAATATAAAAAAATAAAAGGCGATGACAAAGAATTTGATGTAACATTTTTATTAAAATATGGTTGCCCTAAAATAATATGGGGTGGGAACTTTTTTGCTCATAAATTGCCGCGAGGAACCCATTGGATTGTTTGGGATAAAAGAGGTTCTGAGATGGAAGGTGGTTCTTCCGCTGGTACTCAATCAGATTGTGAATTGGCGTGGACTGATTTAAAAAGAAACTCTGTAAAAAAATACAAACATGTCTGGGCTGGTTGGTTTAGAGAAGGAGAACAAGATTTAGAATTAAGAACAAAAGTTCATCCAACTCAAAAACCGGTGGGAATGCTAGGAAGCATATTAAAAGACTACACTAAAAATAATTGGTTAATTTTAGACTTATTTGGTGGAAGTGGCTCAACACTTATAGCAGCAGAACAATTAAACAGGCAATGCTATATGATGGAACTAGACGAGCATTATTGTGATGTAATTATTCGCAGATATATTAATTACAAACAGGACAAAGGTGAAAATATAGATATAAAATTAAATGGTAAAAGTGTAGATTATAATAAATATTTAATAGAGTAGGTGATAATTAATGAGCCAGTATAATTGGGAAGAAATAAAAGCTAAATACGAAACTGGTAAATATTCTATGAAGCAGCTGGCTCAAGAATATGGATTTAATCAAAGTTATGGAGCGAGAAAGGCCAGAAATAACAATTGGGAAAAAGGAAAAAGTACAGAAACCGTACAAAAAGCAGCTGCTAAAAAAGTAAGGGAAGAAGAAGCTGAAAAAGAAGCTAAATTAAGATTGGAATATGAAAAACTAATAAATAATACAAGGCGTGGCGCTTATAATGCTTTGATGAATGAAAAAAACTTTGATAGGCTGAAACAATTTAAAATTTTTAGTGAGATATTAAGAAATTGCAGAAAAGAACAATGGGAAGTTAATGAAATACTTGAAACAGCCGATAAAAAATTAATTGTAAATCAAGAAGACAAATTAGAAATGTTTGTAAATGGTGTTGAAAACGCTGATGTGATAGATGGTGGCTAAATTATCTAAAAAACAAATTGATTACATCAAAAATGGTAATGCAAGATGGAATTTATTAACTGGAGCCGTTCGTGCTGGTAAATCTTATGCTAGCTTGTTAAATATACCACGCAGATTAAAATATCTTCCTCAAGGTAGGCGGGCTATAATAGGTAAGACTGAAACTACCATAATGAGAAATATACTTGATCCGTTAAGAGATATAGTCGGTAAAAAATATGTTAGCGAAATCGAGGGTAGAAAAAGAGAAGCCACTATATTTGGAAAAAAGTTTTATTGTATCGGGGCTAATGACGCAAGAGCAACTAAAAAATTACAAGGTACAGGATTCCAATATGTTTATGGAGATGAGATAACAACGTGGCCTGAAGAATTTTTTAATATGCTTAAATCTAGATTAGATAAGAAAAATTCTAAATTTGATGGTACTTGCAACCCAGAAGGACCATATCATTGGTTAAAACAAGATATAATAGATAATGAAAAATTAGATGTATACCATCAACACTTTACAATAGATGACAATCCTTTCTTATCAGATGAATTTGTTAAGCAGCTCAAATTAGAATATACAGGAGTGTGGTATCAGCGATATATATTGGGTAAGTGGGTACTCGCCGAAGGATTAGTTTACCCAGACTTTGATGATAATAATTTATATGATAAATTACCTAAAATTAAACAGGAATGGATTGCAATTGATTATGGAATTACAAATGATACTGTGTTTCAACATATTGGATTAGGCTATGATAATAAATTATATGTAATGCACGAATATAGATGGGGTGAAGCTAGCAGTGGTTCTGCAAAAACAGATGTTCAATTAAGAGAAAAATTGCAAGAATTTATATTGAAATATAATATTACACCACAATGGATATTCATTGACCCGTCAGCCAAATCATTTATAGTGGAATTATATCAACACAGAAAACAATTTAGTCAATTTGGTAGAGTAGCTAAAGCAAATAATGAGGTGCTAGATGGAATAAGAAGAGTTAGTAGTTTAGTTGCTAACAACAGGTTAATGATTAATCCTAAATTAGAAAAATTAACACAAGAATTCAATTCATATAGTTGGGATAGCAAAAAACAAGAGGTTGGGGAGGATAAACCTATTAAGGAACATGACCACGGATTAGACGCATTGAGATATCTAATTAATGGAATACCGAGAATTAGAAAAATAGTTTTGAAAGGTGGTGATTAAATGGCAAATTGGATAGATGATAAATATAATAAATATCATGATAAAATGCAAGAATATGCAGCATGGTATTCTGGCTCATCTGAAGAATTATTAGATTATTATTTAGGCGTCAAAAGTTATGAGATGAAAACTGTCAATGATTACAATTTAGAAAAACAGGGAATGTTTTGGGAGAAGGATATTCATAACGATAGAGCAACAATGTTACACGTTCCAATAGCGGGTGATATTGCCTCTACTTCAGCTGACTTCTTATTTTCTGAAATGCCGGATGTTAAGATACCAGAGGCACACAAGGAAACAGCAGAAAATAATGCGGTTGATGCTCAAGATAGACTTGACACTATTATTGAAGAAGGTGATGTGTACAGCAGATTACTAGAAGGTGCTGAAACATCTTCGGCAATTGGTGGCGTTTTTGTTAAGTTAGACTGGGATGCCGATGTAAAAGAATTTCCTATTCCAATAATGGTACAGCCGGATAATGCGATGTGGACATTTAAGTGGGGATTTTTGCAAGAAGTTAAATTTTTCAAAGTTGTTGACCACCCCGACACTAATCTATATTATCGTCTAGTTGAAACACGCAGAAAAGGCATTATATTCAATGAGTTATATAAAGGTACAACTAATAAGCTAGGGAAAAAGGTATCACTTGAGAGTCACGAGAGTACAGCAGGAATGGAAGAAGTTATTGAGCATGGTTTAGACAGCATACTTGCCTGGTATGTTCCTAATAAGCGTCCTAATAGACTATGGCGTGGCTCTGCTCTAGGTGAGAGTGATTTACAAGGCATAGTTGGATTAATGGATGCTATTGATGAAACATATACTAATTGGGTGAGAGATTTACGTATAGCAAGAGGAAGAATTATTGTGCCAGAGTATATGTTAGAAAGTGATAGTGATGGTAATTTATATCACGATATTGACAAAGAAGTATTTGTAAAAGTTGGCGGAATAGCAGATGCCGCCGAGCAAGGAGATGTTACTGCGGTACAATTTGACATTAGAGCACAGCAGCATTATGATACAGCAATGGAATTGATGAAGCAAGCATATAGTGGAGCTGGTTATTCTCCCGCAAGTTTTGGATTAGGAGATTCGACCAGCAATGCAACGGCTACCGAAATTAAACAACAGCAGAGTAAATCATTTAAAACATCTGCTAAAAAAGCTAAATACTGGACTTCAACATTAGAGGATATGTTCTATTGGATGCTACAAGTTGACAATTATGTGTTTGGCAGCAATAATGGTGATTACAAAGTACAGGTTAATATTCAAGATAGTGTGCAAACTGATCCAATGCAGAAAGCTGATAGTATTAACAAACTTGTGCAGGCTAAAGCAATGAGTATTGACACTACTGTTAGACAACTACATCCAGAATGGAATGAAAAGCAAGTTGAGAATGAAGTTAATCGTATAATGGCTGAAAACGGGATGGCAGTCAATGAGCCAGACGATTTGGTGTGATGTAAATGGCTAAAATTGATGATTTGACGCTAGAAGTTGGTAGAGTATACGCACAGGCTGAAAGAGATATTATCCAGAGGATAGCCAATAGGCTCAAAAAAGACAAATCACTTACCATTGAGCAATGGGAATTGAGAAAATTGAGAGAGCTGCAAACTCTGAGAAGTGGTATTGAAAAGCAGATTAAAGCTAAACTGGACAATTACACAGAAAAAGAATTACAGCCTATTATACAGGAATTATATAATCAAGGTTCAAAAGATGCTACAGCTGAATTGAGAAAAGTATATAATATCAATGAGATAACAACTGATTTTGGCAAGATTGATGAAGCAACAGTTGCTAATTATACAAAAGCACTCAAAGGTAATTTGCAGGGTACACACTTACGAATGATAAGACAGGCTGATGATGTGTATAGACAAGCTGTCAGTAGAGGAGTTAACACTGTCCTAACTGGCAGCGGAACAAGAGTTGAAGGCGCACAAAGAGTACTGAACGAGTTTGCTAACAGAGGAGTTAGTGGATTTGTCGATAAATCAGGTAGAAGCTGGAATCTCAAAACTTATGCGGAAATGGCAACAAGGACCACTGCTGCTAGAGCAAGAATAGATGGCTCATTAAATAGATTTCAGCAGAATGGTGAAGATTTGGTAGTTGTTTCAGCACACGCTGAAAGTTGTCCAATATGTGACCCATGGGAAGGTAGAATATTAAGTATAAGTGGCAAAAGTGAAGAATATCCTTCTGTTAGTGAAGCAGAAGCAGACGGGTTATTTCACGCTAATTGCACGCACAATACAACACTTTGGGTAGAAGGATTAACAGAAAAACCAGAGCCTGTTGATAGTACAGATAATTATGAGGAGCGGCAGCAGCAAAGATATATGGAAAGACAAATTAGAAAATGGAAACGCAGAGAAGCAGGTGCTATGACAGAAGATGAAGCTAGAAAGGCTAAAAATTATCGCAAAAAATGGCAGGACAAACAAAAAGAATTTATCGAAGAAACAGGAAGGTACAGAAAATATGAACGAGAACAGATTAAAACTGCTAGATAAAAATTACGTATCATCTGCGTTAAAGATGTAAAATATAAGGAGGAATTATAATGGCTGATGAAAAAGAAAAAGTAGAGCAAAAAGAAAATGTTGAGAATGCGACAGCTGAAGAAGTCGATAAAACAGAAAAGGAAGATAAAACTCAACAAAAAGAAGTAGATAATAGTATCCCTTACGACAGATTTCAGCAGGTTATTGAAGAGAAGAATGAATATAAGCATGAATTAGAGAAGCTAAAAGATAAGCTGGCCGAAATGGAAGACCCGGAAGAATTAAAAAAAGAATATGAGAATAAGTTAGATGAGATTAGTCAAAAGTCAATCAGAAAACAAAAAGAATTTGCAGTTAAAGAAGCTGCATTAGCTGAAAACGTCAACAAGAAAGCGTTGAATGATTTTGTGCAAGTCGCAGACATCGACAGCTTAGAAGTTGATGATGAAGGCAATGTGCAAGGTGTGAAAGAATTAATTGCAAAAATGAAAGAAGAAAAGGATTACTTTTTCCAAAAAGGTGAAAGTAATAGCAGTAAAACGGCAGGTAGTTTTAATAATGGCAATGATGACACAGGCAATGATAGCAACGAAGATTGGGCCAAGAGAATGGCTGATAAATTTACATTTTAACTAAAATTATAAAGGAGAGATTTTAAATGGCTAATAGTATTGCACTAGCAAAAAAATATACAACTTATTTAGACGAGGT